TAAGTTGGAGTCATTACCGACGATGTTGACGGGCAGGAGATGCCAGGGCCCAACGAAAGCGACAATTTCCCAGTAGAATCTGCGACGGCAAATACCGTAGTAAGTGGTGATTATGCTGGAGGCCAGATAGCGATGAAAATCGTCAAGCAGGCTGAGTTCGACTACTTCATGGGGCTCGTGCTACCGCATTCTGTCACCTTTACAATTAATGTCACCTACAACACTACATCGGGCAGCGTTACAGAAGATGTGCTTTTCTCAGGTACGCTGATTTCTGCTGTAGAGAGTGATGATGGTTCCTTGATAGACCATGTTCAGTGGTACACGTTCACCATGACAGATTTGCAGGGACCGCCAACAGTTCCATCTACTGCCACCATTAACACGACAAAATTCATTCTCAATGATAACGAGGCGCTTGTTGTGGGGCCTTTCTTCTCGCCTGTTGAGTCAACTGAGCTGTGGCTGCATACACAGTCATCACTTGGTGGCGGTAACTGGACGGACTGGACGGTAACAATCTGGAAAATTGACGACGATTACAATCAGATCCCCGGAACTCAGCAGGCCTTCACCTATCATCAGGGAACGCCGCATAAGTCGACCAGCGAAGTGTTTTATCGCACCGATAAAATAATTCCAGCAGGAGGGTTTGGTAAATACGCCATCAACTTCCAGCGTACAAACAACTCCAATGATGCCTCTATCCTGAAGGTCGAAGAGATTCACGCCGTTAATATTCGCAGCAATGTGGTTCACCCGACTGATACGCTTGTTCGTGTGAAGGTCAGGGCGACAGAGAATGCACTGGGTAGCCGTGACCGCAAATACAACGCCATGGTGACTCGCCACACCATCAGTTACAACCTGACGACACAGTCCGTGGATTACACATTACGGCCGTCTCGGTCGTTTGCTGACGCGGTGGCGCATACCTGGCTTGTAATGGGAGGCCAACCAGAAAACAGTATTGATCTGTACGGCCTGTACTCTATCGTGGAAAGCCTGCCTGATGAGCGGCTGGGCTACTTCGACTACACGTTTGACGATGAGAACGACTCACTTGGTGACAGGGTGCAGGCGATCTGCAATGCAGCATCCGTCATGGCGTACTGGGATGACGGTGTGCTGACATTCACCCGCGACCAGAAGGTTGATTATCCTGCTGCTGTATTCAACCGGGCCAACATGAAGACAGACGAGTACAAAATTACGTACGAAGCCACTCTTCCCGGAGGTTACGACGGCGTTCAGGTCTCCTACGTTCATCCGACTACGAATAACAAGACGTACATCAACTACCGCGTTCTGAACGGCGTTATCGTCGAGCAGGAAGCTGAGAACCCAAACAAGCTTGAGATAGTAGGATTCCGTAACGAGTACCAGGCTCGTGAGCGAGCGTTACGCGAAACAAAGCGGCTTATCTACTCCCGGGTGAAGATGAATGCCAAGGTATTTGAGGACGGGATTATCCAGGTGGGCAGCGTTATCCAGATGCCGGATATCTACGACAGCAACCAGCAGCAGGGTTACATCACCGGCCGCACTGGGAATAACTTCGATACGAGCGAACCAATCAAGTTTACCGGAACGATGTATGTTCTGGTTACTGACAGCTTGGGCAATCCAACACTGCGTTATCCGGCAACGGCCCGCAGCGACACGAAATATGGATTTACTGCAGCAATACCCACCATTCAGCTCAACATATGGAACGGAGACACTGTGCAGCTCCCGTCGCGCTATCTCATAGCGACCGTAGAAGAGTTAGATAGTCAATTATGGACAGTCAACAGCATCAAACCGAACACTGACAATACGGTATCCCTGATCGTCGCAGAGTACAGCGACTCAGTCTACGGATAGAACCTAATCCGAATATCACAATCCGGCCACTGAGCCGGTTTTTTTATGGAAAAATTATGGCCACCCAACCAACAAATAACGCAGTGCCAAGCGAATCACCCCGTGATCTGAAGTTTAACGCGGGGAAAATTGATGAGTTCGTTACGTCTGAGAATCATGATTATGTTGACAGATTTGGCAATAAACATCGTACAATTGAAGGCATAAATTACGATTCGAACCAGGCAATTCTGAATTATGGCTATATCACGAAGGATTCTTTTGAAGATGGCAGCACCATTAGCCTTGCTAACGAGTGCTTACGCTGGAAGAGCAACGGCGAGTACTACAGATGGGATGGGTCACTCCCCAAAGTAGTTCCCCCTGGCTCTACTCCGGAAGGCACTGGTGGGCTAGGGAAAGGTAAGTGGGTTGGTGTCGGAGATGCATCTTTGCGATCGGCAATGAAGAATGAGAATGGTACTGATTTAATTAATGGAACAAAATCTGTTGTTGGGTCAGTTACAAGATCACTAACAGATATGTTGTCAGACAAGATATCCGTGCGGGATTTTGGCGGAATTGATGACTATGATGGAACAAATGCATCAACATGCACTAACAACAGAATTCCATTTCAACGGTATTTTGAATATCTTAATTCAATTGGCGGTGGCGATCTAAATATTCCACGTAAATTAACCGGGAAATATTTTATTAGTGGTGATGACCACACACAAGTTACCTCTAAAGTTCGTTTAAATACTGACGAAGGTGTATCTATACATCTTGATTTCTCTGGAGGTGCTTCAAATACTCCATTTGCCAATCTCGATTTAAGGGCATCGAGCCAGATAAAGATTGAGTATGTTAATTTTGGTTATCCGTCATATGTTGGTGGTAGCGTAGACACGCCATTTAGTGACTCTTTGCAAACCATGAACAATGGTGATGGTATTTACACGGTGCCAGAAGTACTATCAGGTAGTGATTTTAAAGTCATTTCATTGGGAAATAGCTCTGTTGAAATACCACCGTTATCAACATCCGGAGATACAATCTCTTTTAATGGCGGAGGGGTTCCAACTGCAGCAGTCATCAGCGTGACTCCTGGTGACGAAATTATGGCGTTAATAGGCTCGAATTCGCTTGGGGGAATTATTGCCGGTGTCGTCACGGTTAATGGCTATGCTTATGTTTCTCAAGATACTTCTAGTGGTAATATTACCCTTGCAGAAGGCACGATAGGGCAGCCAAATATACTAACTGGTCTTAATTATGCTCTCATGGATCAGCTAAGAGATCGGTTTGACCGTGCTATCATAACAGTAAAAATTACTTCATCGAGAACCTTTACCGTTATGGCTAACGGTCTGGCAATATGCAGTCATACCACCAGGTCTAGTATTCTTGGCGCTTGTCTTGGTACTTCCGACATTAATAGTATTGTGAATGTATCACAAATGTCTCGAGTTAGAGGGCATAGTTTTTCCGGGTCCAAGCCTTTGAGGATATTGGTTTGCGGAGATTCAATTACCGATCAAAATAATCAATATTCATGGGCCAAATATCTCCAGATGCAGTTGGGCTCAGCTGGCGTTAACATTGCAGAGATAAATAATTTAGCAGTGGCTGGACAGACAGCGGCCCAACAACTCAGCATCCTGAAAACTGTTGGTGTAGGATATGATATCTGCCTGATACAGGTTGGTGTAAATGATGTTCAGTTACAGACTCCGGTAGCATCCTTCATTTCGACAATAAATGAAATGGTCACTTACGCGAAGGGGATTGGAGCATTTCCGATTGTTGGTGTACCCACGGCTTTTTATTCTCTTGCAGAGGCGAATGCTAATGGGCAAACGGGAGGGCAAAACACATCAAACAACTCTTCGATAGGGATGTACCGATCGCTTCTTATTCGTGCTGTTGCAGCAGCTGGCGGAATTGTTAACCTTGAGCCTATGAAAGGACATGGAGCTATGACGGCTAAGTGGCTGTCACTGAAACCGTATGCCGTCAGCGATAGCATCGTGCTGGACAATATTCACCCCACTCCATATGGGTCGATGCTCCTGGCACAAGGATATGCGCGATGCATTCTTGGATGGCTTACTAGGCCTGACATGACACCAACGGAAAGCTTTGAATTTATTCCTAGCGGGTGGCTTAGCCCAGGATTTGGCGAAACATCGATCCCTAAAATTAAAGGAAGGGAGTTCTCTGGGTTGATAAGTCTGCATGCAACAAATATCAATGATGGTTCAGTGGCCTTCACTTTGCCACCATCATTTAAAGTAGATAACGTTAAGATGCTTGCGGTGACAGGGACAAACAGTTCCGGGCTTCCGGTAGGTGTTTGTAATTTATATGTTGGGACAGACGGGAAGTGTTACTTCTTTAATATTCCAGAAGGAGTTACCCAAGTATCAATGGACGGTGTGGTTTTATAGTTCCGTGTGGGAGGTCTCCCTCCCACACTCACTATTAATTGTAAGGGGTTTCTCTTTCCATTTCTAAAACTATGGCTCTGAAATTTCTATTAAACTCATAACCAGGTTTATTATGTAACTCTGCATTTATGCAGTCTCCTAGAAGAGAACTTCTGATTCTAGCACCATACCCATTGGTATGATAAGCAGAGTCCATAAATAATTTTCCTCCAAGATTAGACGCGCTTGGTGCGCAAATAACGTTAATACCAGCAACAGAAAGCAAACCCTTAAGTTTCATTAACGACTGCATGGTTTGTCCATTATCAGTGTCAAACCCCGGATTTCGCATCGTAACAGGCCATGTAATAAATAATTTCCCACCTTTATTAGAAACAAAATTATTTATTTCCTTGAGTGTTGTATATGTATGTTCAGATATTTTAGGAATGTCTGAGTTATATGTAAATGTGCCATTATACACAGAATCGTAAACAGTTTTACCGTCAATAAAAACATTGATGTCACCGTTTTTATTTAGACTTTTATAACTGTACCCATTATATTCACCATTGGTAGAGTTAAGATGATTGATGACATCACTCAACGGTGAAACCAGGCCTTTATCTTCTGCATTAAATCCTTCAACTAACCTTTTGGGGCTAACATTCATCATGAACTTTATACGGTTATAAATGTTGATGCTTGATAGGTAATCCTGGCCCCACCCCAATATATTATTAACAAACCAATCAGTTGGTGCTTCCGTACGTGTGTAGTACTCATACTCAAGCGGCATTACAACGATATCACCATTTTTAAAATGCTTTTTTAATTGATAAAAATGATAGTTTATATCTAGCTCTGCATGCGTTGCAATATTTACAACTGGAAGTGATGTTTTATGGGAAATAATTTCACTATTTATAGAAAATAAGCTATTCGACCCGCTAGAGATTATTATTTTTTTCCCATTTATCCTGTCAGCGGCAACGCCTTTAAAATCAATTACGTTCTTTAGCCACCACCCACCTACAACCTGCTTTCCTTCCTGCATTTTGAAAGCATAAATAAACGTCCCAGCGGCAAATGCAAGTATTGCTAAGAATATAGAGAAGCTGAATTTATAATTCACTGTTCGCCCTTAAAAATTGAAGTAAATAAAGGATCCGGGAGCCGCCCCACCCAAGGAAGCAGTCACTGCAATGCAAACGCCAAAGGCACACAGGCATGGAGCAAGCAGATTCCACGCTATACCACTCTTATGTTCTTTGGTCATCTCCATGAAAACATTAGAATTTACATTAATTAAGCACGTCATAATGGCAATGGCGCAAACAGCTATCATATAGAAACCACCTTTCGATGCCTCATAGAGGAAAGAGTCCGCAAAAGGTTGAGCATATTTAAATCCGGAAACCAAAGAATCGTAACCAGCAAACATTTTCTTTAGCAAACTAAAAGCATCATTTAAGTTATCTGTTCTGAAGAAAATCCAGGTGATATTCACGTAATTGAATGTTATAAACCAACCTACAACGCTCGGCATGCGAAAGCCATTTTGTGACCAATACCTGTGAATGACAAGCCCAGCCCCGTGTAAAGCGCCCCACGCCAAAAAATTCCATCCAGCTCCATGCCAGAAACCGCCGATCAAAAACGTCAAAAACAGGTTTAGATATGTGCGTAATACACCATTTCGGTTTCCGCCAAGAGGAATGTAGACATAATTCCTGAGCCACGTGGAAAGGGTAATGTGCCAGCGTCTCCAGAAATCTTGAAGGTCTGTTGCTATGTATGGTGAATTGAAGTTGATAGGCAGCACAACGCCAAACAGAAGGGCCGAGCCAATCGCCATGTCAGTATATCCGGAGAAATCAAAGTATAACTGGATACTGTATGAGAGGCTGGTTATCCATGCCTCCAAAGCACCAAGGGCTGAGATATTTGCATAACCTTGATCCGCTATAGAGCCAAAATATGAAGACAAGACAACTTTTTTGAATATTCCGACACTAAATATAAATACTGCGGGAACGAAATATTTCCCGAAATAATTATCCCTTGAGTTGGTTTGTAATTACATCATAATTTGTTATCGGGCCAGAGATGAGCTTAGGGAAAAACAAAATGTAGCAGCAATAATTTAATATTGAAATGTTAGATATCTGTTTTCTATACAAACTAACTGATAAAGAAATCTGCTGAAATGTATAGAAGCTTATGGCTAACGGCGCAATAACATTCATGTGGCCTATATTTAGGTTGAAAATACTAGATATGTTACTTGCAAAGAAGTTGCAGTATTTAAAATAACCAAGAGATGCCACGTTAAATATAACTGATAATGCTACATATAATTTTGTCTTTTCAGATTTCATCATTGTTAATATTGCGTAGTTTATCAGCATCGATATCAACAAAAGAGGCAAGAAATTAAATGTGAAAAAAGTATAGAAATACAGGCTAGCGCAACAAATCCACACCTTGGAGAGAGCAATGTTAAATTTTTTCAGGAAAAGGAATATCAATACCACCAAAGGTAAAAACATTACAGAATATTCTAACGAGTTAAATAACATGCCTTATCCCTTATATAAGTTATCAATCAAGTTTAAACCGCTATCAGAACACCAAATTCGCTTATCCATTCATGAACCTCTTCCACGCGCAATCTGCAACCACACTTAACATCCATGGTATTAACTTTAATTCCTAAAATTAGTGACATGGAGTTTACCACTACAGAGAAATCTGATCATTACTTGATCGAAAGAAGGGAACGTGGTGCTGTGCGTATACACAGCAATGGTCGGAGAAGCATCTCTGATCCCATATGCTCGCTCTTTGGTGGTTTGCAGAATGGAAGGCGAGTTGAGGATAAGGCGATATCGTAAATCATCAACTCCTCACCTGGAGGAATTGCAGACGGGGAGGCGTAAAAGATACCAGTGCACGATGACGGAACTAGCCCGGATGCGATCTTTGGGATGTTCACCTACATCATCCACGATGTTCGCTCTGACGAGTTCGACGACTTTCTGGTGATGTGATGGGGCATGGATGAGGAAAACATTATCGAAAACAACCCAAAACAGATGGAGTTGAGAGGTGTCTTGCACCATTTCTCACAACTTACCATCAAGCCAGTCTGCCCACCACTGCATCATCTCCCTGCGCTTATCCATGTACTGAGCGTGATTGTATATCCCACGAATGGAGCCGCTGTTAGCGTGCGCCAGTTGCTTCTCTATGGCATCAGCAGGCCACTCGTGCTCATTCATTATTGTGCTGAACTGGTGCCGGAAACCATGTCCACTGGCGAGGCCCTCGTAGCCTATCTGCCGAATAACCAGCAGAACGGCGTTTTCACTGAGCGGCTTTGTTTTGTCATTGCGCCCGGCGAACACGAAGCTTGATATCGGCTGCGTTACCGGCCTCAGGGTTTCAAGCAAAGAGACAACTTGATCTGACATTGGGACAAGGTGGGGGCGGCGGCCTTTCATCACCTCTTCGGTGATCGTAATCGTCCTGGTTTCGAAATCGACGTTCGACCATTGCATAGACCTGAGTTCTTTAGTCCTGAGCACGGTGTACTGCAATACCTGCGTCGCAATCTTCGATACGATGCTGCCAGAGAAGCCAGCCAGAGCCTTATTGAATTCCGGTATCTGGTCTGCAGGAAGGAAGGGGTAGTTCTTTTTCCGGTATCCCTTCATGGCATCAGCAAGGTCAGGAGCCGGGTTATATTTCGCTCTCCCGGTAACTATCGCGTACCTGAATACTTCCCCGCACCTCCTCCGCGCCTTATTGGCCCGCTCCATTGCTCCACGGTCTTCGAACCTGCGGATCACTTCCAGTATCTGCATTGGTTCTATCTCGTTAATCTCCATCCCGCCAATCAACGGCAGAATGTCATCCTGGAACATGCGTGACAGTTCGGTGCTGTACACTTCTGACCATACCTGTTTTTTGTGCTCGTACCATTCTTGGTATATAGAGCCGAAAGAGTTGTCTTTAACTGACAGTTTTTTAGCCTTTACAGGATCGACGCCGAGAGACACATCCTTTTTGGCAAGCCAAGCTTTGTCTCTGGCTTCCTGCAATGACATGAGCGGGTATTTGCCTACCGTCAGAACCTTCTCTTTACCATCGAGCTTGTAACGCAGCTGCCAGACTTTCTTTCCGGTAACCGGAACATAAAGGTACAGTCCGTTGCTGTCGAGTAGCCGGTACGGTTTATCTTTCGGCTTTGCCGCGTCGATCTGCTTGATGGTGAGCATGGGTAAAATTCCGGAGGGTAAAATTATTTACTCGTTTTTTACCCGCCGAAGCATGCGGCTGTCAACGTTCTATTGCGAACTATGGCGAACTAATATTTTATTGAGAGCTTGCTGTGTAAGGGATTTTGCGAACTACTGCGGAGAGTGGCGAACTGTGAAATGGTGTCCCCTGCAGGAAT